AAAATTTATATATAAGTTTTTTAAATATCCCCAATAATTCGCCGCTTCTTTAAAATTACCCACAGACAAAGCATTACTTTGTACAAAACTAATATCTTTAATTTTATTATCAACAGTAGGATAATCTTTACCACCAACGGATAATATACCATTATCTTTTTGTTCTACATCGGTTGTATTTAAAAAATATACTGAGAAATCTGGCAATTGGCCTGGAATTATTAACTTAGATGGTTTAGTAGAAAATATATTTGGAAATGCACCAATCTTTGTATGTTGTATATCTATTTTTACATTTATTTTTTTACCACCAATCATGTATGAATCTAACTTTCCATTTTCATTTAATATTTTAGCACATAAATCCATGCTAATATATTTATTTTTTGAAAATAGTTTTTCTTTCTCAATTGCCGCAGAACCTACTTCTACCGTATCTGATGACCAAAAACCTGGGTTTGAGTAACTACTAACACTTTTATTTACAACCGGGTCCATATTAATAAAATCTTTAAAAGTAACAAAACTACCTCTTAGTTTTATCACTTCTTCGGTTTGTCTTTGAGCAGGAAGTAAATTAAACATTTGTTTAAATCTTCTACTCGTAACCGTTGTAAAATCAGTACCTTCTTCTTCTAACTCCGTTGTTGGATATGGCTTTGGTCCAGCAGTACTAGTAACTACTCCATTTTCAGTTAATTCTATTTTATTTTGAGATTGTAAAAATGTTGGTAGACCAGGAGCTCCTCTTAATTTAGTTGTCAAAATATAATTCTCTCCTTCACTACTAATACTACCACCTACGATAAATCCTAAAAATGTATCATACTGCCCATTTGAACTAACTCTCGTTTGATGTAACTTATCATAATCTAAGTTTCTATCAGCGGCTTCGGTAATTATACCCTCACCTGCTTTATCATTTATTAATAATTTTCCACTAGCAATTGTATTCCATCCCCACTCTACACACAAAGAATATCCTGGTTCCATAAAATATTTTTGCATAACTTCTAATTGTTGAAGTGAAAAACATTTTATAGATAAATTTGCTTCTTTGGATATTTGGTCTTTTCCTTCTTTTACGGTAAAACTTTGTATTAACGGAGAAGGTCTTAATCCTCTATCATTTCCACCTGCTAAAACATTACCATTAAAATCATATCCTAAATCACCAGTAGAGGAAGCATTACCATATATACTTGCAACATTTTGTCCTGCGGATTTAAAAAGTTGAAATCCATTTGAAGAAGCTAAAATTAATCCTTGAAATTTTCCAGTAGTGGCACCTGAAAATACCCTCATCCACGCACTTAATTGAGAAGCGTATATGGGGTCTCTTTTTGCTGTGATTGAATTATAAATTTTGTCATCTATATTCGATAACGTAGGCCAAGTACTCATTGTGTAAACGATGTTAAAATTTCAATAAAGTTTTGAGGTATTCTTAATATAGTACCCTCTTTTAATCCGATATTTGCATCATGCATATTATTCGCAGATGCTATAATCCACCAAAGAGATGAATCTTTATAATATTGATATGATAAAGTATCTAAACGGTCACCGGTTTCGGTTGCCACATATATATCATCATCTCTAAATGGTATATTAGGATATATTGTTGGACGATAAACGGTTCTCCCATCTACTGTCTTTTTTGTTTTATTATTTTCGTATCTACTTTCCACGATTAGCTTTTAGTGTTTTTAATGTGCTTATACTAGGTTCATTACCACCATCTGGTACAAAGTCATTTCGAAAATCCAAACTCTCAATTAAGTTTTGTACGGCTTTATCTTCGGTTTTTCCCATTACGTTGGTAACATACCCCTTTTTATCTTCTTTTTCATACGCAGTAGCAATGTATAGTCCATATGCATCTTTTTTAGAGTAGATATAAAATTTGTTTCCAGCTTCTGGAGTTGTATGCACTTTTTTGAATGTATCAGGTTCTTCTGGTTTCATTGCCTGTTTAGCTGGATTTTCTTCTTTTGTTGGTGTTGCACTTTGTTGATTAACTGGTGTTTCCTCTTTTGGTTTTGGAGTACCACTTGCATCAAGCTTTTTCTGTTTATCTTCTTTATTTTCTACTTGCGTAGGTGCTTCACCATATCCAAATATTCTAGCCTTAGAAACTGGTCTAGTTACTTCAGTCTCTTTTCCATCTGCTCCTTTTACTTTAACTTTACCAAATACTTCAGTTGTACCAACACTCTCAACAAATTTAAATGATAAATTTACATTTATAACTTGTGGTAATTTAAATTCTTGCAATCCTTCGGTTAATCCAACTTCCCAAGTTGTATTTTCATCAGTACTAAATGATAATTGTTCTATGAATCCTTCTTTATTTTTATACCAATTTCCAATCGTAAGTTTTAAGAAAGGTGCGATTGTTGCTAATGGGCCTCCGGAATAACCTTGTGGATAAACCAATGATGCTAAAAACGAAAGCCTTTGCCAAGCAGCAACGTGCTCCCTTGCATTTAATGAAAACACTTTAAATTCTATTGATACGGTTCTTTCAATACCAGAATATGTATAAAAATTGAATGGGTTTCCTATTGTTTTGTTATCGTTCCAACTAGGAGTAAATTGCTCATTTATTGAATTAATTGTTGCTCTAAAATTAACAGCTGCTCCTTTTGCTACCGAATAAAATTTCAATGGTACAAAATCGTAATCATCCAAATAAGTATTATTATCTAATTTTAAATTTTCACCATTATTTGATTGATACGCAACTTTACTATTTAAAAAATCTGAACCAGGTTTTATTCCTTTTAATACTTCTACATTTTTTGCTTGAATATCATCTTTTAGTGAATAACGAGATTTAATTTGTTTTGAAATGGTAGAATTATTATATATTGTTGATAAATCATTTCTTAACTTTGGGTCATCCGCCGATGGGTCTACCGTATCAGATTTTTTAACAGCAGTTCCATCATCGTTTTTAGGTGTTTCTCCTTTTTTAGTTTTAGCTAAAATTTGTTGCCCTTGTTTTTTTGCTCCAGATAATGATTCTTTTGCCTTTTCTTTTCCAGCTTTTAATTTATCTTTAACCGATGCAAATGGATTATTATCTGCATTTAAAGGTGCTTCATCAATAGTTGGTGGATTTTTTAAAAGGTCTTTTACTTGTGCATCATTTTTCTTAAATTCAGCACTTAATCTTTTTTGCTCTAATATAGAAGATAAATCATTTCTTAATAATATTTCACTTTGAGGTGAAACAGTTGCCGAATATTTTGATTTACTATCATATGGAACTTCACTATCAATCTTTTTAGCTAAAAGTTGTTGTCCTTGCTTTGGTCCACCTAATAATAGTTTTTTAAGTTCTTTTTTTGCCAATTCAATCCCATTTCCTAATATTGCATTTCCTATTTGGTTTGGTGTTCCCTTAAAACTTTGTTTTAAAAGTTTTCCTGCAAAATTTCCTGCTGCATCTTTTTTAATTTCAGCAAGAGTAATCATAGTGTTTGGTTCGCTACCCGCTATAAATTTACTATTTAAAGCAACTTTTGTAGGAATCATTGTTTCCGGAAAAGCAATTCCTAATTTAGAAGTAATCTCTAATGCTTTTTGAGTTACTTTATTTTTAACATCATCAACTGATTTAACTTTTCCGCCTGTTAATTTATCTAATGCCTTACCAACCAACCCACCTTCAGATGCAGGTGCATCACCGCCTCTTGCGGCATTTACCATAGAATCTTTTATAGATGTAGTTTTCGTTTTTAATCGTATTATATCAGTACCATATAGTATTGGTGAAGCCAATCCTCTAATTGCTCTTACACCAACCAATTCTTGTTCTAATCTAGTTTCTTTTGTTCTAATTGATAAATTTCTTCTTAACAAATTGACCGGAGATGCAATTATATCAATGGCACCGGAATATGTTGATAATTTTTCATCTTTTGGATTTCGAATATCATACTTCTTTTCGGCGGTCTGTCCACCATCTAATTTTTTATTTTTAAAAAGGTCTAATATTGTTGGCATCTTAATTTATCTTTATGCTTGTGACATTGCGAAATTATTTCTCGAATTCTTTTCAACTTGTTTTGCTATGCCCGATGTAACCTTTGCTCCGTCCATATGAACTGCGATTTTACCTGAATTCATATCTGCTCTTAATGCTTTTATTTCACCCAATAATGCGTTTAATGGTGCGGATAACGCTGCCAAATTAACAGCCGCCCCGCCGGCTCCACCTTTACCATCAGCCAATGCGGCTGCAGCTCCGGGTGCCGCAACTAAATCATCGTTTGGAGATAATTCAAATAAACCTCCTTCTTTTGTTGATACTTGAGTTTTACCATCTGCCGGCGATGCTAAGTCACCAACTTTAGATAAAGCACCAAAACCAGCTGCAAGAATAGCTGCCGCTGCTATACCACCTTTAATTGCACCAACAACGGGTACTGTGGCGAAGGATGCAAATGCTTTATAAGCTGCGTATATAATTGCAATCCCGGCCAATCCTTTCATAAATTTACCAACTGCACTTAACGGTCCTAATAATGCACTTATTTTTTCACCAATCCAACCAAACATATCGTTTATTAGCATAATAGGTGATAAAATTATATTTAAGGCCAGTGCAACTGCATCTAAAACAGGAACTAATACACTACCAATTGTAGAAGCAATTCCCATAAATTGATTTGAAATTTTATCTAAAGTTTTTTGTTGTTCCTGTTGTTGTTTAAATTTCTCAGTTTCTGATGCTAAATTTTCTTTACTTATATTTGTAATATCAAGTCCTGCATTTATAGCATCTTCTGCGGCTTTCTTTTGTTCTCCAGATAAACTATTTAATTTCTCTTGTGCATCTAATTGTTTATTGATTTCTTCCACACTCATACCAGCGGCTTTCGCTAATTGTTGTTGTGTAAAATAGTCTTTCTTTTTAAAATCACCACTTCTTTGAATTTGTTTTAGAGTTTCTTCGTTTGCTTCTGCAAGTTTACCTTCCATTGCCAATGCTCTTGCTCTACTTAAATTAAATTGTCCACCAACAAATGTTGCTGCTACTAATTCTTGTTCAATTCCATTTTCAAAATCTAATAATTTTTCTGCTAAAGATACTTGTTCTTTAAGAGAAGTACCCATTCTACGAGCTTGAACCGCGTTCTTTGTTAAAGCGGTTAAATCACCTTTAAAGAATGTTGAGGCTGCTTCTGCATTTTCTGCAATATCTTTGAATACTTTATCAGGAGATACACCGGCTAATTTAGCCATATTAGCTACCTGTAATTGAACATTTGCCGCAGTTTCACCACTCAATCCACCAACACTTTCAAAAATACTTTGAACTTTAGCAGAACTTTCTGCCGCAATACCAAAGTTTTTATTCATTACGGTTAAAGCCGCTACCGTTTCTTTTGAAAAATTAACAGTATCACCAAATTCACCTTTTAACGAACCAACGGTATCAAATACATCTTTTGCTTCAACTCCTATTTCTGCGAATTCTTGTGTAATTTGATTAGCCTGACTTCTTACATCTTCCATTTGAGAATTAAGAAGTCCCGTTTCTTTTCTAAAATCTGCGGCTGCATTTTCCAAATCCATAAATGATTTCACAGCTGCAGCTATTACTGCTCCAACTATAAATAATGGACCAAGTCCGGCTTTAATCGCAGTACCAAAATCTTTAGCAAACCCAACCATTTGTTTAATACCATCGGGCATCATTCCTAAAATTCCTTGTTGTTGTTTTTTTATTTCCTTTAATCTTTCTTCCTGTTGATATAATTTTTCAGTTGCACTAATTTGTGCTAAAGTTTGCTCATATTCTTTTTGTGTTAAATCACCACGTCTACTGGCTAATTCATTTCTTGCAATATCGAATTGTGATAATCCTTGTGCGTCTTGTAATGCTTTTGCAGTACTTTGTGCCTGTGATGTAAAGCTTTTATTTATATTTTCTAATACCTGTGAAGTAACTTTAAATGTTTCTAATTGTTGTCCGGTTAATTCACTTTCTTGAGCTTTTCTTTTTGCTATATTTTCAGTTGCTTGTGCAAATATTGAACCAGCTCCATTTATACCATTACTATTTTGTAGAATTTTTCTTGTAGCATAATCCATTTTTGCAAAACTAATTTGCGCCTTATCAAGTTCTTTATTTATTTTAGTTTGTAAACCTTGATAAGTTTGGCTTTGCTGCATCAAAGTTTTTCTTTGATTTATTTGCTGCTGTAAAATTTGGACAGTATTAGAATCGTTTCGCTCTTGAGCTTTTCGTAAAAGTTCTTCTCTTTGAGCTATTTCATCTTCTAACTGTCTTAATCTTTGTATATCTTGATTAGCCATCTAAATTTAATTTCTATTTAATCCAACCGAATTTCTTATATTTTGCCAATCTTTCAGGTGGAACATCTCTTTCCAACTCCTGTCTAGCTTTTGAGTTTATGGCAGCTAATTCTTTTTCAAGCTTTTTTAAAACCGGGTCATTATCTATTAAATCTTGTATTTCTTGTGGTTTTTTCCTTAAACCAAAAAATCCAAAAAATTCTTTTAGATTTTTTCTTTTTATCTTATATTTTTTCATGTCAATATGGTTTATATCTTATAAATATCCTATAAAACAAAAAGTTAGGATTTCTTATCGTATCCTAACTTTCGATGATTTTTGATTATTTACCTTTTTCACCTCGTCTGCTTCTTTTTTCTTAGTTTCTACCAATTTTTGATAGTAAAAATTTCTAAGATGAATTGGCATTTTATATAATTCCATAACAGTAAACGCATTCCCGAATTGAACCATATCATATATCTGAGAATGCACTAATGCACTATGATTCGGCGCTAGGCCAAAAAAACCCAACCCCCATGCTGATAGACGCCTCCTCCGTCTCACCATCTTCATGTGTATAGATAAATTTCATATCTAAATCTGGAGATATTTCTTTAACAAATTGTCTAAATGCTCTGCTATCTCTAGCCAACATTCCATTTAAATATTTATTAATAGAACCCACATCAGTTTTTCCATCAACACTCTTAATCATATAACGTAAACGAGTTGTAACATCACCTGAGAAATCTTTGTTGATTTTATTCATCGCTTCGATATCTTTATCTATTAATAGTTCATCACCATGTGTTAATAGTTTAAATGTTAATTTGTTTTTTCCTTGCGGAGTTTCAAATTCAAATTCATTTTTGTTTTTAAATAAAGAATAATCAACTTCTTTAATTTTTATTTGAGATAAATCTACGGTTGTTGTAATTAATTGATTAGTTTTATCCGAATAAAATCTAAATGTGTAATCTGGACCATATCCTAATAATCTAGTTGCTAATAGAATAGCGTTTTTATCGCCTATTAGAATATCTTTTATATTTACATTATCTACAAGTATTGATTCAAATAATTTATCCAAAACTACACCCTTTTTAATAAGGTTTTGATTAGATAAAATATCTTCCTCTTTTGCAGTCATATATTTTATTGTAATTCTACCAGATGATAACGGATTATCGGTTGGATAAAGTTTTCCTTGTGATGGAAGGTCTAATACTTCCGTTGGAAAATCATATTGTTTTTCGCTCATAACGTCTATTTTTTGTTTGTATATATAAATACATACATTTTAAAAATTTGGAAATAAAAAAGGGGAAGTGTTTAGCTTCCCCTTTGTTTTTATTATTTTTATTGATTAGAACTCTAAAATTGCGTAATCATATGCTAAAGTCACAGTTATTGTTGCTGGGTCAGTAGCGTTACTCATATCCACATCACCGAAGTTTACGGTTAATGGGAATGCACCTTTTAATTTCCATTGTTCAATCTTATCACCAACAGGTCCTAACATATAGAAATCTACATCTTTTTTATAGAATTCTGCATATCCATCTCTACCAGTAATAGATTCGTGTCCTAAACGTACCCACTCCATTACCGCTTGTGCTCCAGATGGAACGATTGGGTCATATAGTGTGATTTCCAAATCTTGCCACTCGCCTTTACCTTTCAACTTTCTATATACGTTAATATGGTCTATTTTTACGCTTTCGAATTGAATTGTAGGTCTATTTGCAGCTTTTACAAGATATGATGGAATTCCTTCAATTTCCATAATGAACCTATTTTTCATCTTAGGTTCGAAGTTCGTATAGAACATCTTGTCAAACTCTAATACTTCTGCCATTTTATTATCCTTTTATTTTATATTAATAAATATCTACTTTGTTCTTTTTTATATTATGCGTTAAAAGATGCTCCAGTTGGTAAGATGTTGAAATCAATTACGATGAATTCCGCAGTCTTAGCCGGTTGTAAGAAAATTTGTCCCGCTAATATATTTCTATCAATCACATCAGGTGTGTTATTTGATTCATCCATCACAACTCTGAAAGCGTATAAACCTTGTCTTTGTTGGATTCCCTCTAAGTAAGGATTTACGGTGTTTAAGAATCTATTTCTAGTTGTAGAAGTGTTTTGTTCGAACACTAAGAAACGAGATGTAGATGCGATGAATTTCTTAACAGTGATAAGTAATCTTCTTACGTTGATTCTATCCAATGCTGATGCTTTATCTTGTAGAGTTTTTTGTCCAAATGCTACAATACCTTGTCCAGGGAATGCCGCGATTGGGTTTACTTTGTTCTCATATAGAGTATCTCTTTCAGAGTGTGTAAGTCTATTTAATACACTTACTGCTCCAGTGATACCACCTCTATTCAAACCAGCAGGTGCGAACCATTCTGCTGCCAATCTATCGTTAGATGCGAATACAGCAGGTAGTAATACCGATGGTGGAACTGAAGTTAATTTATTTGAGTTTGTATCGATTGTTTTAACCCAAGGGTAGTAACAAGCTACATAGTTTGAATCTACTGCGTTTGCCGCTTCAGTTGCTTGTGTAATTGTTGCACCAGCTTCGGTAAAATCAGCAATGTAAAATGCGTCTGAACGAGCTTCTACCATATCAATAACTTTTGTAGTTACAGATGGGTGTAGGCTTCTAATAATACCAGGAGTTGCAACTAAGTTAATATCGTATTCATCTGGATTTGATACGGCATTTATTGCTCTAAAATATGCAGTAGTACCAGATGATGTTCCGGTTGAACAATTAAATCCTTGTGTATTTGCCGCAGTTATGTTTGAACCTAAATTAATTTTTACTGCAGGATTCATACCATCATATCCACCTTGAAATGCCAATACAAATTGTCTTTTAACCATATCAGTTGATGCTGAACCGGTTAATTGATAATTTAATTGTGAATCAAATGCAAATACAACCGCAGGTACTTTACCAGCTTCCACAGTAGTATTACATTCAATTGGATTAGTGTATGCTCCATGTCCAAATGGTGCTGCTGAAATTGGGAATGAACCCGCTTCAGCTATTTCTACTCTTATGTATTTTGATTGATTTGTATAATCACCATTTTCAGTAATTTTACCATCATTATCAATAGTAATGTATCTATCACCAATTCTTCTAGCTATGTAGTTAGGAGATGCAGGGTCTAAGTTTACATTGTTAAATGTTTCTAAAACAACTTTTCTCTTATCAGTATCATCAAATGAACGAACTGTCACAGTAAATGTAGAATAATCAGTTGAACCATCTTCACCCGCTGCTTTAACGTTTGAAATACCAATCTTAAATTTAGTATTATAAACATTACCATGTCCTAAAGTATGAAATTTGAAAAGGTCATATCTATCACCACTTACTAATTGCGATTTAACATATGGAGTTGCTGCTACACTTGCTTCATAACTAAAATCTTGTGTAGGAAGTTCTACTGCTGCAATACCATCTGCACTCATAGTAACCAATAAGTTAGCGGCTGTTTTTTCAAAATATGTGTAAGTATATGCTTTTTTAGCACCGAATGGAGATTCACCAAATACATCAGAAAGGTCATTTGTTGCAGTTGGTTTAATAGATGCCGAAATAAACGGTAATCCAGAACCACTCAATAAGAATGAACCAGATGTTGTTGTATTTACTGAAATTATAGTTCCTTCAAATCCATAATCCTGATAACCAGTATCAGTAGAATGTAAAGTACCAATTAATTTTACAGTACTATTAGAGGCCGTTGCAAAAATACCTAACGGTTTCACTTGTGAATAACCATCAGTACCAGCTACCCTTACGATAGTTGCTGTACCAGCTTCTCTTAAATAGTTTTGTACCGCATATTCGGTATAATAAGTTCCATCGGGAGTTCCGAAAATTGTTTCAAACTCCGATTGTGTTCTCACAATAGTTGGAACAAATGCAGGTCCTTGTTTAAAAGGTCCTATAAATGCTGCTCCAATTTCCCCTATACCTTGTGCTAAGAAGGATAGGTCATTTTCTCTTGTGAATACGCCAGGTGATACGATTCTTTCTGCCATTTTATTTCTCCAATTCGTTTTTTAAGTGTATTTATATAAATTTATATAAAAGTTAGAAAATACACATATAAATATAAAGAAAATATCCAAAACACAAATAAACGTTTTTATCTGTACTTTGGATATCTAACCATATTTTAATTTAATTTTACGGGTTTACAGCCGATGGTCCTTTCAATTCATCTGGATCAAATGAACTACTTACACCCCACGGAAGGAAATCTTCAGTAAGTGTTTTAATAGGACTTTTAGTATCTCTAATTTGCTTAGCAATTACTCCCGTAATATGGTCAAAATATTGAGTTCCTCTAGATTCACTCACATATGATTTAACCCATCCTAATACTTGATTTTCGGTAAGATTTTCCCACGATGTAAAGGTGTTAGGATTGATATCTTCTACTCTAAATGGAGTTGCTCCATCAAATGAACCAGAATATCCATCTTCATCAACTAACGTAATTTTCCAGTTAGTTCCTATGATTGCATTTTGGAAATTTTCAGTATCAACTCTCCTGATACTTCTAATTTTCCATTCTTTTTGTTCTAATGCCATTGTTTGTTTATTTTAAGTATAAATATATTGTTTATAATAATTCAAAATTAAATTCTTCGCAGATTTTTTCAACCAAATAATGATTACTTCCAGTCCAAGCATTTAATACGTTTTGTGGAACTTTCCATTCACCGTTTACAATTTGCTCATCTGGTACAGCGGTTGATTCTCTATTTGGGTTTCTAAATCTTAATTCATACCTAAGTACACAATCATCTTGCTCCAAATCATATCTTAGTACGTTTGTAGCAATTACATTTACGGTTTTACCAAATACTGCTTTATCAGCAACTTCTCTAATAATCATAATTATTTTATTTATATATCAATTGAATCACTATAATATTCAGTGCTCTTTAAATAAGTATAAGCCTGTGTTAAAATGTTATCTTCGCTATTTGTGTTCGCTCTGAACATTATTTTTCCATCCATACCTCTCGTTGCAACCTGTGGGCTAATTTCAGTTGTGGATAATCCTATTTTTCCAATTGGAGTTTTTCCATTATTTCTAGCCTCTCTATTTGCGTATATTTCAATTTGTATTTGCGCAGTGTATCCACTTTCCCAATATACACCATTTGCAGTTCTATCAACTTCAAAAGAACCTGTTGGAATTGCATTTAATGGGATTTGTGCCAATTTATCTTCATCAGTTAAAGGTCTTTCATTAGGAACATCTGCATAAATTAGAGGTGCATAATTTATTGGCTCAGCCGTTGCAACTGGTCCCGGATCATCATTGTTTCGCTTTTTAATTTCAACATCGGTAACAAGATGATATGCACCACTTACAATAAATGATGTATAAGGAATATTATAGTCTCTTTGTAGTGCCATATTATACTTCTAATGAACCGCTAAAATACGGAATTGTTTTTAAATAATTATAAGCCTGTGTTAAAATTGAATCAGAACTATTTGTATCTATAAAAAATTCTAACTCACAAGGTGGTGTTATTTGATATAGAGCTGGGTCTACAACACCAGTATTTCTATCTGCCGCATCGGTTTGATATTTAACAATCGCACCCACTGCTCGTTTACCTGTATCTCTATCTTCTTTAGATGCATACACTAATATAGCAATTCTACCAATATACCCTGCTTTCCATTTAATATCAGGTAAAGATATTTTATTACCTGGCATTTTTGGTTGTTTTGCATCGTGCAATCGTCTTTCAGTATATACGTTATATATGACGTGATATGCATCCGGAACTTCTACTCCCGTATTACCAACTATATAATTTTTTTGTAGTGCCATAAACTTTATTTTTTATATTCCTAATTGTGCTTTTATTGCTGCTAATTCTGCTTTTATAACTTCGATTTCTTCACATTTTGCATCATACATTTTTTTGAAATCCTGCAATGCTAATATTTGGTAAGTATTGATTACGTTCCAGTTAAGTGATAACGTATCCGGCACATCCATTGCTGCATGTTTATCATAATATTTTT